CCGCCCCTGATTTAAAAACCTATTTTAATAACCAACCAAAAAAAAATCATCTGGCCCCTGGAACATTCGGCTGTGCAGCCTTATTAACAGTTCGAACCCCTCCGACACAGCGTTCCAGTTCGATAAATTTATTATTGCTGTTTAACATGACCATGATATAATCTCCTACAGCGGTTGGAGTCCATGCAGAAGTAATTCCTTCAAAACTTCCCGATTTGGGAATTGAGGTTACATTACTCTTATCACCGCATTCAATGATATATCCGACACCTTTTCTTGCATTTTTTATTTCAGACAGTTCTTTAGCCCCGGAGTTGGTTCCTGAGACAAACCAGAACCCTTTTGATGCATCCGCTGTCGTAGCGTCGGCATCCAAAGTAACAGAAGGTTTGTTCAAGAAAATCTGTTGCCACAAGTAATTGTTTTCCTTCATTTTGTCGGCTGAAGCAAAATTGCGACCAACAAAGGCGGGGGAACATCCTTCTTTCCAGGTTGACCATCCACGAACCATCTCCATTTGCATTTCTGTTTGCATGGCAAGCATTTCACCGGGAAGATTTTCTAGAAATTGGATATTACCGGGAACCTGCATCATCATAAACGGCAGCTGACCTAAATAAGGCAGCCAAATAATACGCATATTGGTAGAACTGTCCGGTATGATATTAAGATAACTGTTCGGTCCTGTAAAGTCCTGCTGTTGGCCATAAGCTTCACGGACATTCTGAATCCACCATTGCTTGTGGTTCTCGTTCAGATACATTACATGCTGGTCAAGGCTCATATCTTCAGATACTTTCGCAAGAATTTCTTTATAAAATTCCTGTACCGTATCAAGCATATTGGTATCGTCGTAAGTACGGAATGTAATATCATCGGTCAGCATTAACTTATTCTCGTGGTGCAGGCGGATAAGGGTATATAGTACTCCTGTACCGGCATTAAGATAAGAACCGGAAACACCTGTTTCGGGCTTGACGAACAAACCTCGCATACGGCGCATATTCTGTTCTCTCTGAGCGGTTTCCAAAGAGCCTACAATTGCATACTCAATCATCGACCATTTAATCGGGTCAGAACCTTCCCGGTTAAGATAGCCGATATACATACGTTCAAGCTCTTTCATCGGGCCAAACTTCATCTTAATCATGGCATCATCTACATATCCCATTTCAGGTTCTATTTCCATATCACCTTTGTAGACTTCTCCCGACTGGTATGCTTGTGAGACTTCTCCGAAGAAAGCATTGAAGATAACATCTCTATCCTGAATGCCATATCGAACAGGAAAATACTGGGTAAGCTGACGGATGGAAAGCACCCGGGAAATAATTGCATCCTGGCGGCGGATAAGGTATTGGTTGCCTCCATTCATTCCTGTAACTTGCGAGTAATCTGTAGCAAATTCACCTGCGGCCAATTTTTCGGGATTAAGTTGGTTGTGAGATTGCAGATAGCTGTAACGTTCGGCTAAAGACGCAGAGTAAGCTTCTACTTCTGCGCCAAACGATGCAGATATTTTTTTGTCACCAAGACGTTGGTCAGAGGTCGGATTGGCAGTAAAGCGGTTCCATGGTTTTTCCATAGAGAAAAAATCATGCTCGATTCCGAATAAGAATTTTTCACGGTCCGCATTTCCGGTAAATCCTACTGCCGGGCCGGTAATAACAGTAGCGGGAACATCATCAGCAGCATGGCTGCTCATAGCCATAAAAGTGGCGGATACGGCTTTAGCCATGTCTAACACCTGTTGTGCAGTCGGTTGACTCTTTTTATCATCAGGATTTTCAGATACAGTTTTTATCTGTTGCTGCGGAGTGATTAATCCAGACAATATACTGAATGCCTCGTTGATCTGTGCCTGATCAGGAACAGCATTCTGTTCATCTTGAAAGGCCTTCATGTCGGCATGAAAATCAGTTCCAAATTCTTCCTTGTAAGAAGAAAAAAACTGTTTCCAATTGTCAGGTGTAAGAGCCTTCAGTGATTCTTCGGAACCGGTAAAACCAAGTTTCTGAAGAATTTTCTGTACGTTTTCTTTGAATTTCATTTTCGTCTACTAATTTAGATTATACTTAATAACTGGCTTTTGGTCCGCTGGATGTCAGCATGTTCACGTCCGAGGCGGGATGCTTCCAATATGGCTTCCGCGAGAGTTGCCTTTCCGTCTATCAATCCTATATCAATGGCTTCGTCTGTAAGATAGATTTCGCCCCGAAGAACAGGTTCGTTATCTGACACGTCTCTAAGGGCAGGACGTGTCATACAAACTTCTGACAGAAACATCTTATTGATTGGATCAAGAAAACGGCTGATATATTCATCCCCTTTCCCGGAAGCAGCATCAATCGAAATCTTATTTTTAAGGTCTGATTGAGAGGCATGATAAGTATGTACCTCAATTCCCATTTGTTTAAAATACCCCGAATAATCCCAAACTTCTGCTACAGAACCGATAGAGCCAATTTTGTCATATCCTGTAGCTGCAAAAATTTTGGTGCCATGGCAGGCTATAAGATATCCTGCTGAAGCGCATACACGTTCTGCCAATACGACTACCGGCTTAACCAATGAACGCATAGTCTCGGAGAGGCGATCCATATAAAATGCTTCGCCTCCCGGACTGTCGATATGAACAAAATGTGCAATGATGCCAGGATTGGCTTCAGATGCCAGAAGATCCTTTTCGAATTTTTTGGAAGAAAAACGCCACCAACAGTTTGAAGTGATCATACCAAAAACAGGATAATAGGCTATGGTATTATCAGGAATATCATCAGAAGCGTAATCCGAAGTAATGCTAAGGTTATCTTCAGGATATGCCATGTGAACTTTGGAAAGGCATTCGTTCAAAGCATTAGATACCATATCCGTATATAGCATATCGGTTTGTTCCCTTTCTGAAGAGTCGGATTCTTGTGTGAACGGAAATGCTTCAGTTACGGCAGAGGCATAACCCTCCGCCGTAATGAGCAATCCTTGTCGGGATAAGAGAAGCTGTTGAAGATATTGCTGTAACTGTGTCATTCTGTTTTTTGTTTATACAAAAATATCTATACCTTATATATATAAGAAAGACTATAAGAGTGGTGATTTGAGCATCGTACACTTTATATTGAGTTTTGCCAAATTTAAATGAGGTGATATGCATATCCTTGCCGGAACCGTATCGCTCCCAATAACATACCGTTTACCGGAAGTATCACGAAAATATAATGTACCTGACCGGAATATAGAAAATTCCTGTAAAATACTGCTGTCAGGACGTGATATAACTATTTCCTGGTCACAATTATAACCGGTTCCTGAATTCTCATCTGACGCTTTAGGTTCAAATGAGAATTCATCGGCTAGAAATATATATTCTTCCTGCTTCATAGTATATACCGGGACAAAAGTAACTACTATGGAAAATTCTTTGTTTGTTTGCCTCATAATTGATTGATATTTAATAAGTTCGCCATCTTTCGCCATAGGGCAGACGTTTAGTCCGTCAAAATGGACAAATATAATCACTTGGTCGGTTGGTTATTTAATATCATTTAACTATATTATATAACCTGTATCATATCTTTTTTCCTTTCACGCCGTGCCTTGCGTTTACGCAGGTTTTCTCGCCAGCGATAATAGTTTTTTAGCAATGCTTCTTCACTTACGGATTCTATGCCATAAGTACATAAGAATTGATATACCACAGCATTATTATCATATAGATGACCACGCTGGTCATTATCCAACAGGGTGGCGTGCAGCTCCTCGTTGAACTCACGACGGATGGCAAGTTCTATATACGTCACCGCACGCGCGGACAGATAGTTGTACACTTCTGGATTTTTCCCTTCCCGGCGATTGGGAAGAGCCAATACAATGTTGCCTTCTGTATGTAGCATATTAACAGGAGGACGGGACATATAATTCCATATAACATGATATAAATCTGAATTGTCAGGAATATTTATCGGTTCGTTTGAGCCGGAAGCGTATTTCCCGCGCAAATATTCCGCCAAATAGGGAGTGATGTTAATTGTGGTAGTGATCATACTTTTATTTTTTTTAGTTGAAAGTTCTTATTTTTGCGACCAACAGACCAACAGACCAACAATTGGCTATTAGTATAAAGCAAAGTTAGTGATTTTCAGCCAATAAACAAACTATACCTTATATATTTATATTGTTGGTCAGCGACCAACACGACCAACATAAGGTATAGTTTACCCTTGCTTTTGCTGAATTATTGACAAATGCCTAAAAATGGAAGACCAACAGTCCGACCAACAAAAAACAACAACGACCAACAACGACCAA